GTTACTCTTATAACGTTGAATTATCCGAAGAAGCGGAAGAATGGCTACCCTCTGTGCCTGAGTTACGAAACAGTTAAGTCTGCTGTATAAAACTTTTGGTTTTAGGTCTGCATTCCCTGCACAATTCTAAATATCTATCTGTATTTAAAAGAAAATAATAGGTGTATAGTTATTTTTTAACTATACATCAACTATACATTCTCTTCATTAGGATAAAAAAAGGGGTGAATAGAGGATACAGTCAATGAATATCATATTAATTACGACAAACCCAGATATAGCAAGGCTTTCAGGGGATTGTGCAGAGGGTGCATAACTGAGAGGAGAAAAAAGATTTATAGGGGGGTATCTCTGGCAGGTAAATAAAAGCCAGATAAATCAAAAGACGTAAAATAAGGTATCAGGCTGATTTGGTGCTACCAGAAATTTAAGCGATGTAATCTTCTGGTTTACTTTAAAAACAGAGATTAATCACAAATTCATTGCTGCTCTTTCACTCAAGCTGGAATAGATAAATATTCCTGTTGTATTCTGCTTCATTTATTCGGTATTTTTCGGAAGTCAGATCACAGGAGACAAGATGTCGCATATTATTTACTTGTTACTCAAAGGCAAGAAACAGGGGTTAATTTCAGCCGGGTGCTCAACGCCTGAATCCATTGGAAACCGCTATCAGGCAGGTCGGGAAGACGAAATACAGATATTGAGTATCAGCCATTCAGTGAGCCGCGACCAGAACGCGCATCATCACCCCGTTAGCTTTACCAAGCCTATTGATAAATCCTCGCCGCTCTTAGCAATGGCAATTGACGGTAATGAATTGTTAGAGGCCGTTTTTTTTGTGTTACCGAACCAGTCAATTGGGGCAATTAGAAGCCTTTTATGAAATCAAACTGACAGGAGCAACCATTGTTGATTTTACCTGTCATTATCCTCATTCGATAGACAGTAATGACCAGATACCGTATGAAACGGTGCAGATTGATTATAAGTCTATTTCATGCAGGCATCTTACCGCGGGCACATCGGGTTATAGCATTACGCAATTATCCGGGCGTGAAGAAGGCAAACCACTATTGTCTGGGTTCTCGAATGTTAAGCCACTTAAGAAGCCGCTGGTTGAAGAGACTCCGGTAAAACCCGCTAAACATCATGCTCGTTATCGTTGTGTGGATGATGACGGCAATCTTTTAACCGAACGCAAGTATCGGGTTTGCCTGCCGGATGGTCAGATAAAAGAAGGAAAGACTGATAAACAAGGTTATACCCAATGGCATCTCACTGATGACAAAAAGAAACTTGAATTTCATATTTTAAAGGATTAATGCTATGCCAACTTATACCGTTTACACTAAAATTGAATCGAATGTGCCTGCTGAAAAGTTACTTTATGATTTGATTATTTATCGTCAGGATGCAGCAGGAAATCATCATGTATTGCTTGATGTTGCACAGGCACAATTACAGAGCAATTATGAAACTGAAAAGCATATCACGCAGGAAATAGATGATGATCTTTCTGTGACGTATATTATGCAGATTATACTTTATCGTAAGCATGGTTCAAATATAATTCAGGCATTGCAAGCTCCGTTTAAAAAAATGTATACACTTGGGGAACTCGTCGCAGGTAAAGCCTATTCGGATAAAAAACGGGAAAATGCCTGTTATTTTGAAAGTACGATTGAAACAAAACCGGTCAGCGAAGGTGATAATACGGTTGAATTAAAAATTACTATTCCTGAAAGGATGTTTATTGCTGAAGAATATCCAATTGGTCATCCTGACGACCCATTTGAAAAAAGTAAAATTGAATCTGAAATTCAGGGCAGACTTTCTAAAACAACCGTTCCCGATCAGGGCGGTGCAAGTTTATGTGGTCCTGCGGCATTTTTTTATTGTTTACAAATGGACAGACCAGATATTTATGAGCAAGCTGCCCGTGAGTTATGGGAACATGGAAAAACCAAAATTGGTCAATTAGAAATCAAACCGGGTGACGGCTGTCGACATCCTAAAGGTTCATTTTATAATCAGTACGGTGCAAGAATATCTGGGTTAGACTGGTTGACATTAGCGAGTTTAAGAGATTCAGAAAATATCATTTTTAGTTATGATGAAGTTGATGATCAGGTTGCTGGTATTACAATGTGGGAAATGTTAACAGAATGGTTTGAAAAGGCTGGTTATGAAAAAGTTTTTAGTAATGTCGGATTATCTCATTGTAATATGAATGATTTAATGACTCTTAATGATTACGCATCGCAAGGATATAAAGTAATTACATTGATATCTGACACTATGTTAGGAAGGGGACGAAGTAATGGTGTTAAATATAAAAGTCATTGGATTGTATGGAATGGAGTAGTAAAAGAAAATAAACAACAAGTTGAACTTGAATTATTTTCATGGGGTGATACATATCAACAAATAAAAAGCAACACTACAATGGATTCCTTTTTGAATCAATTATTCGGAGGAGTGGTTTTTAAACCACTAAAATAAAATGAATAAACATTTAATGATAATGGCTGTTTTTTTTCTCACTGCCTGTGGTAGTTCCGTTTCATTTTCACCTAAAGAAAACGAACTACCTGATGCTAAAGTAGGTGAGTCGTATTATAGCACTATAAATATAGAGGGTGGACGTGTTATAGGGATGCTAGCTGGTAATAGTGTAAAACCGGATGATTTAGGACTACATGCCCAACATTGCGAATTACCTAAAGAGGTGATAACAAAAAACACCATATCAACAAAGGATAATAACTGCATCATAATAAGTGGTATTCCTGCCAAGGCAGGAACGGCAACAGTTAATATACATGGAGCTATCTATGGTAATATGTTTAAAAACTCTGAGGAATTTAATAAAATCTACACTATAAAAATAAAAAAATAAATAGCCATTAGCAAAATGGCGATTTAAATCGCCATTTTTATATTTTTGTATGCTAGTTCAACATAATCAGGATTCTTTCTTATTATTTTTCATAGTGTTAAAAAGTTATTTATTGAAAAATAACTATTCTGAAAAAACACCATGAAAAAACCTCTCGTATTACGCCAACAGAAAGCCGATTTAACCAACCAGATGCGCTCGCTGCTTACCAAAGCCGAAAGTGAAAAGCGCTCACTAACTACTGATGAAGCGAAACAGTTCGACAAGCTACGTAATCAGTCCGATGCACTCAATATCGAAATTGCCCGTTATGAAGCCCTATCTGATGAAGAACGCAGTCAGGCGGGTAAAACCCAGCCGACCAGTAAAAAACTCAGCAATGACGAACTCCGCCATTATATTCTGACCGGAGAAACCCGCACCTTATCCACGGGCGTTCCGTCAGAGGGCGGTTATACCGTTATCCCCGAACTGAACAAACAGATCATGCAGCAACTTACCTGTGAGTCAGTCATGCGCCAAATCTGTACCATCAAGACCACACGCAGCAACGAGTATAAACAGCTTGTTTCGGTTGGTGGTTCGGCAGTGGCACATGGGGAAGAAGGTAAGTCACGCGGCGAGACAACCACACCGAAAGTGGAAGAAGTCAGTATTAAGTTGTTCCCTGTCTACGCCTATCCCAAGACCACGCAAGAGATTATCGACTTTAGCGATGTGGATATCTTGGGCTGGCTGACCGCCGAGATTGCCGATACTTTCATTGATACCGAAGAAACGGATCTGGTTAGCGGTGACGGCAGCAAAAAAACCAAAGGCTTTCTGGCTTATCCCCGTGACACCCAAGGCGACAAGGTACGTGATTTTGGCACATTGCAAAAATTGGAAGTCACCACGCTTGAAGCCGATAGCCTGATTGACCTTAAGTTCTTGCTTAAGAACAAATACCGCAAGAATGCGGTGTGGGTGATGAATTCCACAACTGCCGCTCAAGTACAAAAGCTGAAAAACGGTAACGGGGATTATATCTGGCGCGAACGTTTACAGGCGGGTGATCCCGATATGTTGCTGGGCTTGTCTGTCCATTACCTTGAATTTATGCCCGATGGTGTGATTGGTCTGGGTGACTTCAAACGTGGTTATTTCATCGTTGACCATGAAACAGGCATCCGCACCCGCCCCGACAATATCACCGAGCCGGGCTTCTATAAGGTACACACCGATAAATATCTGGGTGGCGGTCTGGTGGACTCCAACGCAATCAAGATCCTTGAAGTGAAAACCGCGTCGAAATAAGCGAAAGGGGCGAAAGTCCCTTGTTGGGAGTCCATAGGATGAATAACGATTTTGAAATTCGCACCGCGTCTCTGTCTGCTGCTGATAAAAAGCTGGTGGGCTATGTGATTAAGTGGAACAGCCGATCCCACGTTTTATGGGATGAATTTGTTGAACAGTTTGCCCCAAATGCTTTTAGCGCCAGTTTAACTTCGGGGGCTGATGTCAGGGCACTGTATGAACATGACCACATGAACCTGTTAGGCCGCACCACGTCCGGTACGTTGCAGTTGACCGAAGATGCCACCGGATTACGCTTCGAGTTAACCCCGCCTGATACGCAGTTGGGGCGTGATGTACTGACTTTGGTTGAACGTGGTGATATTTCTGGTGTGAGCTTTGGATTCAGGGCGCTGAAAGATCAGTGGGATGTTGGACAAGAGCCGTATCTGAGAACCGTTTTAGAGGCCGAACTGCGGGAAATCACTGTCACCAGCTTGCCCGCCTACCCTGAAAGCGGCGTAGAGATTGCCAAACGCTCACTCAATGCGGTTAAGCCCTGTGATGCTGATTTACGTTATTACTGGCTGCAACTGTCCGAGGTGTAATCATGTGGCCGTTTAAGCGAAAAAACCCAGAAACCCGTAGCATGAGCCTTGATGAGTTTCTTTCTCTGGCAGGTGTGTCTAATACCAAATCGGGCGAGCATGTTTCACCCTCTACGGCAGAAGGCTTACCCGCTGTGATGAACGCTGTTACAGTTATTAGTGAAGCGGTGGCGACCATGCCTTGCTATCTCTATCGGGTTCAGCACCAGAACGGCAAAGAATCCCGCGAATGGCTCAGTGATCATCCTGTCGATTATTTGCTGAATGAGTGTCCGAATGACTGCCAGACCCCATTTCAGTTTAAGCGAACCCTGATGCGTCATTGCTTATTAAATGGCAATGCTTATGCGGTGATTGTCTGGGGGCGGGATGGTCAGCCACAGTCATTACACCCTTACCCGTCGTCAGCGGTTGTACCGCAACGGTTATCCGATCACCGGTTCGCTTACACCATCACCGAGCCTTATAGCGGCAAGGTCAGAACCTATTTACAGGAAGAAGTTCTGCATCTGCGTTATACCACCGAAGACGGCTTTCTTGGTCGCTCACCCGTTACTGTTTGCCGTGAAACTCTGGGTTTGGGACTGGCACAGCAGCGCCACGGCACCAGCATTATGAAAGATGGCATGATGGCAGCGGGGGTGATCAAAGCCGCTGACTGGCTGGACGGAATCAAGGGAAGTAAGGCACTGGAAGCCCTCGAACGTTATAAAGGTGCGCGTAATGCCGGAAAAACGCCGATCCTTGAAGGGGGGATGGAATACCAACAGTTAGGAATGAGTAATCAGGATGCGGAATGGCTGGCCTCCCGTCGCTTCACCATTGATGATATTGCCCGTATGTTCAATGTCAGCCCGATCTTTCTGCAAGAGTATTCGAACAGCACCTACAGCAATTTTAGTGAAGCCTCACGCGCTTTTCTGACCATCACCATGCGCCCGTGGCTTGCCAATTTCGAGCAACAAATCAAAGCCGCCTTGCTGATGACTTCACCTAAGCGGGGTATTCGTTATCAGATGGAATTTGATACTGCCGACTTACTGCGTGTCAACCCGAAAGAACGTTTCCAGAGCTACGAAACTGCCATTAAATCCGGTGTCATGTCACCCAATGAAGCCCGCGAACGTGAGGGATTATCGCCCCGTGAGGGCGGTGATGAATTCAGTCAGGCATGGAAGCAAACGGTTGAAGTGAAAAAAACAGTGGAGAAAAAGGCATGAGAGCAGGCAGATTGAGACACCGGATCACCCTTCAGAAAAATGAAATCACACGTGATGATTTTGGTTCGGTGATAAACAAATGGGTGGATGTTGCCGGCGTTTGGGCAGAAGTACAGCCGATTAGTGGGCGGGAACTGGTCGCATCCGGTGCTGTGCTATCCGAAGCTACCGTGCGTATTTGGCTACGTTACCGTGATGATATCACCAACACAAACCGCATTGTCTATCAGGGAGCTAGCACCCACGGTAAGAGCTTTGCCATCGTTGCCGTTATCCCTGACCCGAAACATACCCGTCTGGAACTGCTTTGCAAGGGAGGCGTGAAATATGCCTGATATTGACATTCCACTGAATGAAATCAAACAACACTGCCGGATTGATGAAAGCGATGCCCTTGATGATGCGTTACTAATGGCTTATGCAGATGCGTCGTTAGAAGTGTGTCAGCAACATATCGGCAAGCGGTTTGATAATGGCTTGGCTTTCACGCCAGCAATCAAAGTGGGCTGTCTGCTTTATATCGGCCTGCTGTATGAAAATCGGGAAATGGCAACAGACATTGCGCTTAAAGAAGTGCCTTTCACCATCAAATCACTGTGGTCTGTCTATCGTGATGTGGGGATCTACTGATGCCGTGGCAACCGTTGAAACGCTGTAGTTACCCGAACTGCCGCGAGCGAGTGAAATCAGGCCGCTGTGAGCAACACCAACGGGAAGCCAGACGCCAGCAGGATAAGCAACGCGGCACCCGAACCCAACGCGGCTACAGCAATCGATGGGGACGCTATCGGCTGTGTTACCTGAAAGCTAACCCGTTATGCGTTCATTGCTTACCGCAGGGCATTTACACACCTGCCATCATTGTAGATCACATCATCCCAATACAGGGTGATGCTGATGTGCTTTTCTGGCCTGCATCGAACCATCAAGCATTATGCCAGACATGCCACAATCGTAAGATCGTACAGACTGACTCTATCACTAAAGCGAAGCGCAAGCAGGGTGCTTATCGGGAGCAGGAAACCGAAGCGGCAAAGTATCGTGACTGGTTAACATAAGAATAATCACTAAATGAAATAACGGGTGGGGGTATCAAAAATGACAAATAACTCTCCCAGCGGAACCGCCCCCTCCTCAAATTTTTATGCACGGCAGTTTTTTTGAAAATAAAACAATAAGGAAAAAAATCATGGCAAGAGCACCAAAACCGCCAACCTACCTTAATGATATTGCTGCCAGTCAATGGAAGGCCAAAGGTAAAATATTAAGCGAACGGGAAGACTTGAACGCCGCTGACTGGAACAACTTAGAACTGTATTGCGTGAACTATGCCATTTACCGAAAAGCGGTGGCAGACCTTGATATCAGAGGCTTTAGCATTATTAATAGCCAAGGCAGTGAAAGCCGTAACCCATCATTGAGTGCTAAAGCCGATGCTGAAAAAATCATGATAAAAACGTCGTCGTTGCTGGGTTTTGACCCTGTATCCCGGCGTAAAAATCCGGTTGAAACTGAGGAAGAAGACGAGCTGGATCGCCTATGAACGCATGGGAGCAATACGCATTTGATATCGAAAACGGTAAAATTACAGCCTGTAAACGGGTAAAACAGGCCGTAAAACGCTACTATAGCGACCTGAATAACCCGCTTTATCTGTTTGATTCGGAGGCTGTGGCGCGTTTTATTGCCTTTTCCCGTGTCTGCCCGCATGTCAAAGGCCATTTACGCGGCAAACCCATCATGCTTGAGCCGTGGCAGCAGTTCGCTTTTGCGAACCTGTTCGGCTTCAAAGTAAAAGCGCCCGGACGCAGAAAATACCGGAGCGCTTATATTCAGGTGCCGCGCAAAAATGCCAAATCCACCGTTGCCGCTATACTGGCTAACTGGTTTCTGGTGATGGAGCAAGGGCAGCAGGATATTTACACCGCCGCCGTGAGTCGGGATCAGGCACGTATTGTCTTTGATGATGCCCGCCAGATGAGCCTGTTATCCAAGCCCCTGAAAAAACGGGTGACTATCCAGCAACACAAAGTCACCTACCCAAAAACTAACAGCCTGTTAAAACCGCTGGCCGCCAAAGCCGCCACGATTGAGGGGACAAACCCCAGTCTGGCGATTGTCGATGAGTATCATTTACACCCTGATAACGCCGTATACTCTGCCCTTGAATTGGGCATGGGTGCCCGTCCCGAAGGACTCCTGTTCGCCATCACTACAGCGGGCAGTAACGTGATATCAGCCTGTAAACAGCACTATGATTATTGCTGTCAGATACTGGATGGCGAAGAACAGAACGAATCCCTGTTTGCCCTGATTTACGAACTGGACGATGAGAGCGAGATTGATGATGAAGCACTTTGGATCAAGGCCAATCCCAATCTGGATGTGTCGGTAGACAGTGCCGCCCTGCATGACACTATCCAGAAAGCGCGCGGCATTCCCTCACAATGGACAGAAATGCTAACCAAACGCTTTAATATCTGGTGCCAGGGCGAAACCCCGTGGATGGGTGAAGGGGCATGGAAAGCCTGCCAGCAAGATTATGATGAAAATGACCTCAAAGGGCTGGAGTGCTACGCCGGACTGGATTTGTCTTCAACAGGCGATATCACCAGTATCTGTTACACCTTCCCGGTGGATAACGAACTGTTATTACTGACCCGTCATTACCTGCCCGAAGCGCAGTTACAGAACCCCGCCAATAAAAATCGGGCGGTTTATCGTCAATGGGTGCAAGCAGGCTGGATACGCACCACCACAGGCGATTGCATCGATTATGACCGTATCCGCGATGATATTCTTAAAGACAGCCAGTACTTTGATATCAAACTGGTGGGCTTTGATACATGGAACGCCACGCACCTGAGAACTCAGCTACAGGGTGCGGGGTTGGACGTTGAGCCGTTCCCGCAAACTTATATGCGCTTTAGTCCCGTAGCTAAATCGGCAGAGGTATTCGTGAATCGCAAGGTCATTCGACACAACGGCGATCCGGTACTCGCGTGGGCAATGTCCAATGTGGTGATGGAAACCGACGCGAACGCCAATATCAAACCGAATAAAAAGAAATCGGCAAACAAAATCGACCCTGCAATTGCATTCCTGATGAGTTTTGGCACATGGCAGATTGAGCATGAAGAATTTGCTTTCAATCTCAGTGATGAGCAACGGCAGAGATTGGCTAACTTTGGGGGTATTTAGATAATATATTGATTTCATGACTGAAGACGTATGTTCTATGTATAGAAAGGGGTTAAGTATGTGTATAGTAAAAACATGAGACATTATTTAGTCCAATGAATTCAATTCTTAAAGTTTTTTAGAAATATTACGATAATTATCTTCAATAAAATTTGATATAATTGTACTGATAAATGTTATGAAAGGTTATGGGGGTGTAAGTTAGGATGTACACATCTATCCAGTCATGGATACTGCATAACTTTCTGAAAATGGAGGCGAGTTATGAGACATAAACCAAGTGATATAGAGAGTAAGCAGCGCATAAGTGAGGTGATTAATGAGATAACTGCAAAACGCTCTTCTTCGGGAAACATTCCTACTTGTAAGGAAAACAAAAGTATAAGTGTATCTGAGCGCTATGTGAATCCACCTCGTTCCCCAGATGCTTTAAATGCTATGTTTGAGCGTGCGTTTAAATCCGCTCAAAAAGACTTCAACAAATAATATGTATAATTTTTTATCTACTAGGTGTCATGGTGGAAGACAAAAAATGGGTTTTTAGTCAGTTAGTAAAAAATGATAGTGATTATCAGGGTCTTCTAGCTTACGTTTGTTATAAGCAGGAAAAGGATAAATTAGCAAGCGACTTACGTGCAAAAGGATGTGATGAAGGAGAAATAGAACAACGACTTATCCAGTTTCATGATACCAGCTTAACTGAGAATCAGCTGAAGAAATTTAGGCGACAAGGGCTAGAGGTTATGCGTGCTATAACTACAGAAATTGATGCTGAATTTCAGAAAAAAGAAATAGAATTAAAGGAAAATCATAAAAATGAGATGGATGAGAAGAAAAAAGAGTATGAAAAAAAACTGAAAAAAGAAAAAGAATCAGCAAAAAAAAATGAGAAATCCCGTATTATCCGAAATATAGAGGAGTATATACCTAAAGAAAAAAACTGGTTTTTTAGGTCATTCCTTTGGATCCTCAATGGTTTTCAAAGTATAGTTGCTATGATTCTTGCTATATTTATCCTTTATGGATCAGCTATTATGTTTAGTGATGATGAAACAAAAAAAATAACCATAGGAAATTTCTGGGGGAGGATTATTAATATATTTAATAATCCTATTCCATCTCAAGAATATGATTTTTCTAATGTGAAGGAAAATTTGGATTACACCTCTGATACTGAAAAATAAATTAAATTTAGTGTTCAAAAATAAGCCGTTAATATTTGGTTTATTTTTGAATGGCAATGCTTATGAATATGTTAATTCAAGATATAAATAAAATTCATAAGCATTAAAATTGATTAAATCATTTTTTATTATGGTTATAATCTTAATATCTGGTGCTTCTTTAAATCGCATGGGATCGGGGGGAGCTATATGTGAGGCTCTCAGTAATGACAAGACTTGTTGTCTGTTCTTCAAATTAATATCCTCAAAGCAAATTCCCGCTATGTATAATCCCATCATCAAATCACTGCGTATTGCGGTCGTGTATTAAATAGTTAGAAGGCTTACTAAATATAGTTTTCACGCTCAATGAAAGTGCCTATCACTTTATCGTG